TCTGACCAGAGATTGTTGGGTCACCAGCGATGCCAACCATCACCTGATCCTTAAGCTCCTCAATGTCAACTTCCTTCGGCAACGGGCGTTCAGCACCTGTTGGACGGATGTCATGCACCATCTCTTTTTCTTTGGCAAACTGTTTCTGTGTTTTACCAGCAACGGACTGGGTTCCCTTATCACCACGTACAAACTCGCCAAGAAGCTGAGGAGCCATGCGTCTGGCTATGACATCAATCTCAGCCTTGCTCTTTGGTGCGGCTCTCAAAAGCTTAGACAGACCACCCTTAGCCATCTTTTGGTTGTTCACCTCGAGCATCATGGTGTCAGGGTTATTGGAGATGGAGACCTTACCGCCACGCTTCATGCCGTTGCCTTCTACTCTGTTCAGCTCGTTAAGCAACAGGTCGTCGTATTCTTGCTTTGTAAAGTACTTCTGGGTATTGCCAGACAAGTCCCAACCAGCTTTTCTAATGGTGTCTGCCGAAATCAAGTCAGTGTTCTTGAAGTCGCCGACCTGAGACCAGTTACCCGTCTTTACAAAATCCTGCACAAATGGCAGGTATTGTTCTTTTGGCTTGGCGTTGCCTTTGCCTTTAATTTGGACGATGCGATCTGGTTGAGGTGGTACACCAGCCTCTTTCAGGGCCTGAGTTGTATGCTCGTCAGTTAAATTCTGAATGTCAGGGTTACGCTGTCTCCATTCGCGAACATATTGACCATACTGGGCTTTGGTTGCTTGTGGAAGCATAGCAAACGCCTCACCGCTAACAGGGTATGGGTTTTGGTTTGGCTCAACCTCAATCGTTACATGCGGCTCACCCTTGGCATCACGAAGGCTGTAGATCTTTGTGTTGCCGTCTCTGACATCGTCACAGTAACCACCGACACAATGGCCCATGGTATCGCCTTCATACTTTAAAGCATCTTCTAATCGGGGATCACGCTTTAATGCATCAGCAATAGCTTCATCAGGGGTTTTGAAAAAGGGTACGTTTATGTGGCCAAGGTTATTTGGTTTACGAGGAAAAGCTTCTTTGCCTTTCTCATCAACCACTTTGTACGAGCCTGTAACGTCATCCAATATGGTGCTGTAACCTGTCGGAAGTTCTTTAGGAGACGATAATTCAATCCATTTATTACCTGTTTCTGGGTAGTCCTTGTACACAGGCATACCTTCGGTGACCTTGGCTTGCGTCTCAGCCATTCTCTTTGCCATCTCTTGGTCATACTCAGCAGTTCTACGTACTGCCTGCTCCATACTGACTTTGCTAAGTTGTTCAGGACGAATACGCCCTTCGGCTACGTCTTGCCTAAGCACGTCGACAATATGATTGAAACCAAGATCTTGTGTAAAGTTCACAGAATCCATGGGGGAAATTCCGTAGACTTTGGTGAACGGGTCAACCTTCTCCATCCATGGTTCACCCTTGCCCCTGTTAATCATTTCACCAGCCGTGCCAAAACCTATTGGCTTATCTGCTTTGCTTTCATACAACAAGCCTTGCCATGATTGCCCATACGGCTCAGGAAACCCAGCCTCTTTGCGTGTCTCCCGAACTGCGCTCATATTGAGTGGCATACCTGCATCTGTAGGCAAATGACTGATGCCCTCATCTGCCAGTCTGCGGACTGGGTCGTCTGGTGTGCCCATGTCCTTCTTAACGTAGTTGGTCAGATTGCTTTGAATCCACTTGTTTATAGCGGCTTCGTTTGCCCTGCGTGGATTGTTTATGTCGCGCTCAAGGTGCTCAGCTACCCTACCTGCGCCGCCTGTGTAATTAGGCTGGCTGGCGGCTTCTTTAAGCTCTGCAATCCGCTTTATAGCGGCGGCATCAAACTCTGGGCCATACGGTATGCTGACGTTGTTGATGATGCCCTTTTGAACTAAGGGATCAAGTACCTTCTCAACGCTACCAGCCAACCAGTTACCACCCTTGGGCTTGACCACGTTGGACTGCGTGTTAGCGCCCATTCCCAAAGCCATCTCACGAGGTAAGCCACCGCTTTCTAAGGCGCCCTTGACGACTGGCTCCATGCGACGCTCTAGCGCCATGCCAGCCTTCACTGCACCCTTACCTGCCGCCTTAGCGGCTTGGGCTGTGGCAGGGCCTGTCAGGTACTGCAAAGCCACCGCCTCTGGCAGGATGGGTGGGATCTTGTACTGTGTCTCAAGCTTCTCAAGGAAGTCGCCCACGTCACCTGCGTACTCATACGCCAAGGGTTGTGTAGGCTTGTACAGGCGCTCCTGCATGAACTTGTCAGCCGCCTCGTCGCCCTTGAAGAGACGTGTAGGCGCTGAGTTGATAGCCTGAGTCAGAGCTGAGCCAAGGAACCTGCCAGCCTGTATGCCACCAGCCAGCTTCTCAGGGATAGACCTATCAGCCTGTTGCTGGCGCCTTAGCTGGGCATCGCGCTCAGCCATACGACGAGCCATCTCAAGGTTTTCTTTGCTTGGGACGCTTAGATCAACGTCGCCGTACTGTGGCAAGTCCATTGCTCTAGGATCTTCAATGAACGGCATCGGCTGGGCAGGCTTGAAGTCTTTCCGCCTGATGTTCCCAACTCGTGGGTAGAACGCTGGTGTGTTTTCGTCAGCCATGGCTTATCCCGCTGAGTTGCTGTTGCCCCAATGATACCTTGGTGCTCACGTCACGTCCACCGTGTATATGGTTGAAGGCGCATAAGTATCTAGTCCAGCTTTTTATGTATACAGTTAGGCGGCATAGGGGTTCTCAAGCTTACGTGCCATGCCACTGTCCACATAGTCGTCCATGTCGTAGTCGTCTCGTGGTGCTCCGTCGATGTCCAGCCAGCCAGCGTCACGCAGGAACCGTAGCCCCTGAGTGCAGGCGTCCACGAAGTCGTCATGGCTTGAGTCAGGGAAGCTACAGATCTGGGACACGAAGCCCTCAGCCCAGTCCTTGACGTAACCCTTCCTGACACTGCTCTCAGGGATCCATACACGCCCAGCGGCAATGATGTTGGAGACAATGTTGAGGCGCTGGATCTTGTCTGCACGACCGGGGTTGTACGCCCGAACAGGCAGGTGCCCACGTTGCAAGTCTTGTATAAGAGCTATGCCTGCTGACTTGTCTTCCACGAGGATCAGGTCTACGCGCTTCTTGTCCTTGCCCTCGCCGTAGACCACGTCGTACTCCTCGATCACCTTGGGGCGCAGGTCTGGGTATTGCAGGCGGTCTTGCCAACAGTCGATCACCATCGCGGACATAGGGCCATCGAGGGGCTTGAACACACCAAACGTGATAGCGGCTGTCGGATCATTGACAGTCTTCTCTGAGCTGGCGCAGTCGTAGCTTTGCAGGATGTACTCGAACTTGGGGAAGGGCTTGTTAGGCGCCCACAGCTTGAACATGTCGCGCTTGACGATACCTGACTCTTCTGGGTCAATCAGCTCAGCATGGATCTCCTGCCTGCCGATCTTAGTACCTTCGTATGCAAGGATCTGCTTTTGGAAGCTAGGAGCGAGGTTGGCTAGGTTCACGTAGGTAGATGCCGTCGTGAGGGCTACGTCGTCTCCTTCACGCCCTAGAAGCTCTACGATCAGGTCTTTGGGTCGTGGGGTAGTCGTAGCAATGATCTGGGTTCTGCCGTCTTCCTTCTTGAGTCGGACGGCGAACTGTATGTTGTACCAAGCTTCGTCGAGGTAGTCCCATGCCGCCAGCTCGTCCAGCCATGCGCCATGATATTGACCACCACGGAAGCGATCAGGCTCGCTGGCGCTGATACCTTTGATCAGGCTCCCGTTGACCAGCACAATTTCATGCAGGGCTTTGTTGTAGTCCCGAATCAACGCAGGCGGGATGACGGCGATCAGTCCTGACTCACCCTCAAAGCACGTACCCCTGACGTCCATAGACGTGGGGGCGGACACGAGCCAACGGGTGCCCGGGTTCTCCCACGCCCACCACCATAGCTGTTCAGCCGCGGTACGGGTCTTACCAGCCCCACGACCAGCCAGCATGAGCCAGATTGACCACCACGTACCTTGGGGTAGCTTCTGGTGATTGAACGCGCCTGAGAGCCATTTGATGCGTGTGGCGTAGGCGGCGCCGTGGTACGGCCCTAGCCCCTTGCGAAGCCCCTCGTCTTGCAGGATGTCCAGAATGTCCTGTTCAATGACAGCGCTCATTCAGCAATCCGTATCAGCTCTAAACGCTTGACAGCCACGTCCATCATGTCCCTGAGGTTCACATCAATGACAGTTAGGTCTTGGGTCTGTTCTGGTTGTTTCTGCTCACCGTACTTCTTAGGCGCCATACGAGCGGCTGTCCACTTGCGGGTGTCGACCCGAAGCTTCATCCACTGGACGTAGGAGGAATCGAACTTGACCTCGACCAGCTCACCGTTCTTGTCAGTCACGTAGCTAAGCTCTGGTGGCTGGTCAACAATGTCAATCAATTCATCAAACTGAGTCTCAGCCTGCAATTCACGCGCACGTGCGTATTTGTCGCAGAAGCTTGCGTCAGAAGCTAACCAACGGAACACAGTAGCCTTATCTGGCATACCCTCATCCTTACAGATCTTGTTCAGACTCTCCCCTTCAGCCAAGCGTATGCAGATGAGGTTAGCCATCTGTTCTGTGTATGAGGAAGGTCTACCTGTCTTGGTTATCTCTTTTGTTTGCGGCTTACCTGTCACATCGGCGACTGTGTCGCTGGAAAGATCTTTTGGTTTCTTT